GCTCTATGTACTCATCGACTGAAAACACAGCCTTTTGAGAAATATCTTTACAAATATTTCCCAGATAAGCAGGCAATCCTGTACTACGGATTTGACCGAAATGAAATTCATCGAGTTCAACGTAGATCAGGTATCCTTGCTAGCATGGGCTTCAAATCGGACTATCCGTTAGCTTTGTGGAGTGATAGAACAATCCAAAGTACAAAAGAGATCGGTATTGAGCCTCCTTTGACTTATGGTAAATTTAGACACGCAAACTGTACAGGGTGTCTAAAGGCAGGGAAACAGCACTGGTATATTGTATTTTGTGAACGTCCTGACATTTGGGCTAAAGCTAAAAAGGCTGAAGAACAGATAGGATATTCGATCATGAAAGATGACTACTTGGAGGAGCTTGAGCCTATGTTTGAAAAGATGAAGGCACTTGGTATTGAAGGTAATGAACATGAAGATCCTCGGACATTCTTTGCTAAGGTTAAACGCCAGATCAACGAATATCAAGACGATCTTTTTGAGAAACCTTGTGAGTGTTTTGTATGAGCGAATTACCAAAACAGTTACTCATTGATGCCGACTATCTGATTTACGGTGTTGGTTTTGCTAGTGAGGAGGATTCTGAGAAGTTCGCTAAGAGTAGATTGGTGGAGACAGTAGAAGATTTGGTCTACATTCACTTGAAAGCGGATTCTTATGAAGCCTTCTTAACTGGTAAGAACAACTACCGTTACGAGATTGCAAAGACAGTACCCTATAAAGGTAATCGCAAGGACGCTAAAAAGCCCAAACACTATGATGCTTTGCGTGAACATATGATTACCCGCTTAGGGGCTGTCGTTGTAAATGGACAAGAGGCTGACGATGAAGTAGCTATCAGGATGACTAAGGAGCCAGATAAGTACCTGCTTGTAGGCGTAGATAAAGACCTAAAGCAGATTCCTGGATGGCACCACAACCCTATGAAGGCTCACACGGAGTACATTGATGAGTTTACTGCTTACAAGAACTTCTGTCTTCAGCTACTTACAGGGGACAGAGTTGACAACATCCCGGGTTTGGAAGGTATTGGCCCTAAGAAAGCAGCTAAAGCGTTGGAAGGCACAAAGACAAAGGAAGATCTCCTACGGGCTGCGTTTGAGAAGTATCAGGAATTGGGGCATACGAGAGACTATTTTGTCGAGCAGGGGCAGTTGCTCTGGCTCAGGCGTACTGAAGGAGAGCTATGGCAACCACCAGACGAAAGTATAGTGCCAAACAAGCAGCAATGAAGCATGGCTACCGCAGTGGCTTAGAAGAGCGTATTGCGGAGCAGTTGGACAAGCTAGGTATCGACTACACTTACGAACAGGTTAAATTGACATACATCAAACCTGCTTCTAAGCACGTATACACACCTGACTTTGTGCTTCCTAACGGGATCATTGTAGAGACGAAGGGAAGGTTCTTACTTGCCGATCGTCAGAAGCATATCCTAGTAAAGAAACACAATCCAACACTTGATATTCGGTTTGTCTTTAGTAACTCTAAAGCACGGATTAGCAAGACTAGCCATACTACCTACGCTGCTTGGTGTGAGAAGAATGGCTTTAAGTATGCAGACAAGACAATCCCTGAGGAGTGGCTAAGTGAGTAAAGACACAGGCGGGCCAGCGTTTCCTGCTGGCACAGCATTTCAAGGCATGACCCTGCGCGACTACTTTGCTGCCAAGGCGATGCAGGGGATTATTTCTGCATGGAATACGGGAATGCCGCCCGGTCAACTTACATCAGAAGCTGCATACCAATATGCTGACGCCATGATTAAAGCAAGGAACAACAATGAATAGTATGTTTAAGATGTTAGAGAACGACGCAGTACGAGAAGCCTGGAATGAAGTCATGGAGGCTCTGGTAGTAGAGAAACTGAAAGAGGACTCCCTCTTGTGTCTTGATTGGGATGACATTGAGACTGCAGAGGCTATCTTGGTTGTTCTCCGCTACTTTATGCCTTATAATCAGTTCCGTAGTTTCCTTGAGGAGGTACGTGATGCAGGTATCGACAACAAGCGATAACAATGTCATCTACACGTTCACCAAAGAGGAACAAAAATACCTGATGGAACATCATATCTGGTATCTGCTTCTTAGTAAGCTGACGTACAAAGAAACTGTAAAGGTAGAGTAATCATGGAAGTTAATCTTCTGCATGAAAACCCAGACGGTAGCGCCTGTTATAGCTTTGATCTTACTCAAGAAGAACAGCAGCAGCTTCTAAAGTATGGTATTCTTGAGGCTATAAAGAACGGTATCCGAGAGGGCAAGAAACTAACCTGTGAAGGGGATGAAGTTGAAAGTTGAACTTGTGTGGGCTACTCCTGATTTGGAGGAGAAAGTAGCTTACTGTGCTCGTGTTAGCAATCCTAACAATCAGCGTAACTATGAGACAGCACCTAAGCTGCTCAAGTATCTGATGAAGCACAAGCACTGGAGTCCTTTTGAGATGGCTAATGTTTGTATGGAGATTGAAACTACTCGTGATATTGCACGGCAGATCCTTCGCCATCGTAGCTTTAGCTTCCAGGAGTTCTCTCAGCGTTATGCAGAAGTTAGTGAGTTTGAGACACGAGAGTGCCGACTGCAGGACAACAAGAACCGACAGAACAGCTTGACTACCGATGACTTGGACACACAGGAATGGTGGTGGGCTGCTCAGAATCGTGTGAAGTCTGAAGCTGAATTCATGTATCAGGCTGCTTTGAATCGAGGCATTGCTAAGGAGCAGGCTCGGGCATTGCTTCCTGAGGGCATGGCAGTCAGTCGTATGTACATGAACGGCACACTGCGTAGCTGGTTGCACTACATTGAAGTACGTACTGATCCTAGTACACAGAAGGAGCATCGTGATGTAGCAGAGGCTTGTAAGTCAGTTATCGCTACATTGTGTCCATCTATCATGGAGATTTATCAAGAATGAACATGTATGAAGAGATTGACGAAATCCTTGACAACTTTGACTTTGAGAAAGTAAAGAAGGTCATGGACGCTCTTGAATGGAAGTATTGGGATAGCCAAGACTCTCATGTTACAATTCCAGAGCTTCGTAAAAAAGCCAGGGAGTTGCTTAAAACTGTCTATTGCAAGTCCACATTCTCAGATCACTGGTGTGCTGGTACTGGAGGCTTTGAAGCGGAACGGTGGATGTACCCTGGAGATACAAAGAAGTATCTCTATCTGAAATTTATTGTTGAGGAGCAGACGAATGCTTATTGAAGATTATCAAAAGGAAGCTTGGAACACGGCCTTGGAAACAGCTAAGAATCCTGCTTACATGGTAGCGAATCTGACCTCGGAGGCTGGTGAAGTTGCTGGTAAGTATGCCAAGTGGATTCGTGATGGTGTCTTGGACGAAGAAGGCCTTCAGAAGGAGATGGGAGATGTGTTCTGGCAGCTTGCTGGTCTGTCTACTGTGATGGGCTGGAGCTTGGCAGACATTGCTTCTAAGAACCTTCAAAAGCTGGCCTCTCGTGCAGAACGACTGACCATTGGAGGTAGCGGAGATGACCGATAATGCGTATCCTTGTAATCCCGGACTGTCAGGTTAAAGAAGGTGTTCCGCTTTCGCATCTTACATGGGCCGGAGAAGCCATC